CCGTGGTGCCGGGCGACGAACCCGTGAAAGACCAATCCAATACAAGACCAACGGTGGTTGCAGGCCCCGCTGTTGCAGGATTGCCCGTGTCGGCATACAGGGCGGTCATTCCCTTTACGAATGTGCCTTCAGTCAGACCGCTGCCCTGAACCATAAATTCGGCATATCTTGAATATGCCAATTCGATCAACTTGTCTTCGATGCGAAGGTCGGTCGAATCAATGAATGTTGTTTCACCGTCGAAAGACACTTCTCCTGCAAAGTGGACATCGCCATTGAATTCAATATTTCCATCGACTTCGCTCGGAACAATTCGTCTGGCAAGAACTCTTTTGGGAGTTCCATATGATCCTTGGCGAGTGTCGCTGACATCGCTTACGATGAAATAATCATCTGGCGCAGGATTCGATGCCGATACCCCATCCAAGTCCTCAAGACGGGTTGCATCGATTACGACCTTGTTGTAGTTGTTCGTGAACCCCGTTGTTCCGATTCCAATTCCTGCACCTGGATTGACTGAAAGGGTGACAACACCATTGTAGAATCCTGCTTCACAGCCCGTTTCCTTGATCAATCCGCCATCTGTTGGGCCAACATCGACTTCATAGACATTGATTGCATTCGTTGATTCAATGATCTGATTTGTTCTGTCGAACCATGTATGGAATGTATCGGACAGGACAAGTGGTTGAATGTTGATTAGATCGGCTGCTGTGCAAGACATTTGTTATTTACCGTTTCTTTGTTGAAGAAGGGCTGCAATTGCTTTTTTCAAATCCGCTATTTCTTCTTCCAACCTATTTATTCTCTCTTTTTGAGCCTTCATTTCCTGCTTTTTTCTTTCATATGCCTTTACTGCATCAAGGTCAGTAGAAAGCAAAGCGCCCGTTTTTGAATCTCTGACAAGGGCTTCATTTTTTACAGGTATCTTCTTCATGTTGCTACAACTCTCAAATTGCGAATCTTCGGGACTGCCGAACCATCTCCAGGCCCAAACAATACAACCTTTACCGAGAATGTTCTGAACTTGTTCAGAGATACACTTCCTATGTTTGTGTATGACACTTCACGGAAATCACTTGTCGAAGAAGAGTACTTCGAATCGGATGTGGTCAACTCGACATAATTGATGTTGTCCAAATCAACCTCGCCCACGGGGATCGGTCGGACAAAAACCTTTATGCTAGATTCGCCCGAGGGAGAAATTGGATTGCACAAAGACATCATTACCGTGATGTTTTCTGCCTCCAACCCCTCTTCAAGAGTTACCTTTTTGGTAATGTACCGTGCTTTTGCTTTGTTGTTTGCATTTGCCAATGCATTGTCAGGCTCAAGTTCTCCGTTGTAAAGCGGATCACCAGATACTGAAACATTATTGTTGTTGATGATGTTTGATATCTTCAGGAAACTTGATCTTTCGACATCGATCACGGGAGAGACATAATAATCGCTGCTTGCTCTCATGGTGCTTACGATTTCAACGACCCCTCCTTGAGAATTTGACACATATGAGATGCTTCCGTCCGCAGGAACGATGTTCTTATTTGAATCAATCTCAGTAGCAGAATCCTCTCCGACCTGTGCAACATGAGTAATCTTTGTATTTTCAGGAAGAATCTCTGCACAATTGAATCTGTATTCATTGATGTCCAAGACTGCATCTGTGCTGGCATCATTTTGCAGAGTCAACACACCGATTGGGTCAAATTTGCAGACATGAAGCCTGAAAGCCAATGATTGGCTATCAGATTTGATCATGTTGCCTGTGTTCTGTGGTTTGAACAGAGAACGAACAAACGGCTGCTTCGTCACGGATGTCGGAGTAACCACATCATTTTCAGGAATGACAGGAACCCCAACACTTCCCATGAATACCGAGAATTTGGAAGAATTTGTATTCAACGATATTGCATACTCACGGCCTGGAAGCAGATATACGGGGCTTGTAAATTCGAATGTGGTGAATCCATCGTCGCCAGAAGAAACATAATCTCCGACATTTATTTCAGACGCAAACTTCGTTGCCGTTGCAAATGGCAAGACTTTCGATGGATGTGGATATCCAGAAGTTGTTGGCTTTACTTGCAAGGTGACTGGAATGTTGTCCAACGAGTCTTTGGCATTGAAATACACATCTACTGCCTTGATGAAGATTCCATTGCTGTATTTCGAGGGATCAACATAGAAAGTCTGTGAAAGAGGCTCGCTGTAACCACGAATGTCCGTCGAACTTGTAAGCATTTCTAACAAGTTGGAAACAATTTTTTCCGACTTGACTGACTTTCTCTTTGTCTCAACGACTCTTGTGGTCAGTTCCCCGTCCTCTGCAAGAGAGTTGTAAGCACCCTGTGCGACATATACTGCTTCTGCCGCAGTTGTCCATGTTGCAGGACTTTCGATGTTTTGACTGTCAACCACACGAATGACATGGCGACCTACAAGGAAATTCTGCAACTTCTGACCGCCATTGTTCGGGTAATTGAACAAGAGCGTCGTATTCAGATTTCCATTTGAATCCGTAATGTTGCTCCCCCCCGTGCAGTATCCGGTAACGAGCATGTCATCACAGAAAATCTGACATGTTGTGTTTGGCTTCAATCCGGTTGCAGAGATGGAAATTTCCCGTTGTCTTGCAAGAGGCAGCACATTTCTTTCAATCTTTTTGTTGTTGACAACTTTGCTCATGCTTTCGGGAGATGTGGAAGAACTGATGCTGTCCAGAACCACGCCATCCCTCTTTGCAGGAATCAACTTGTTTGTTCTTGAGATGTTTGGTCTGCTGTTCTTCGCATTCATGCGATTCAAGCCAAACCATTGTGATTCCCAATCGTTGTATCTTGTTCCAAAGCCCAATGTTGGGCTTTCGACCCAGTTGTCGTTTTCACCGCTTACATTCACTTGGACAACGGGTCTAGATGTCGTATCGAACCAATTGTCCGTGGATGGGCTGATCTTCAAGGTGCCCATGTAATTGATGATGTTGAACGGATTGATTGCAATGGATTCGCTGGCAAGAATATTGGAAATTTCCGGCGATACCATGTAATCGATCATGTAAACACCATCTGTCGCATTTCCCGTTACATTGTTCAAGTCAGAAGGTGACAGGTCGTATGATGTGGTGGTGAATAGTGGACGCAGTTCATTGTTTTCATAATCAATGCTTGCAGCAAACATAGGATCGCTATTGTCTGCAACGACATGTCCCTTGAACTGATCAACTAGAATACCACGCTTTGGCATCTCGGTTCCTGTGTCATCAACAATGCTCTTGGCCCTTGCCTCTTGCTCCAATATGTTGAGGGTGGTGTAATACTCAACAGCCTCGATTCTCTTTTCGAGATCGCCAATGTCTCGCATGGTGTATCTCTTGTTTTCGACAAGACGAATTGAGGCATCCGTGTTGCTGAATGTATATGGGTTCACACGAACCGTATACAAAGTCATCGCATTCGGATCATCGTTGGGAATGTCACCTTCTGGAGAAGGTATACCAGAGACTATTGCAAATTTTCTGTCTCTTGTCAGGACAACCTTGTCCGTTCTTGGCATGAAATGGGTGTATGTAATGTCATTGTCATTTGCAGCAGAATTCACGGGAACCCATGGCACACTCTTGATTTCCCCGTTCGTGTCACGAATGGTTCTGAAATCGATGCAGTCACGAAGGCTGTAGATTGTGCCTGTAGATTTGCTTGTGTATGTCGGAATGCTTTCATAGTTTGAATACGACTTGACGGTGAAAGGCCCCTTATCGGTTCCGTGTGCATAGTAACGGAATGTTGCAGAGAACGGCCCTGTAACTCCCGTGACACCAGAATTCAAAGTGAATCTTGCCCAATCATAGTGGGAATCTCTTTGCCCGTTGTCGAATGTCATGAAGGAGGAAAGACTGATTCCTGCGCTTGCTCCCTTTGTTCCTGTGATTGACAGAACTTCATAAACATCAACCATCCCGTTCAAATACAAGGTATCGTTTGTCGTTCCTCTGCCATCGCCTGTCAGACCGTTTCCACCCCATGTCCCTGCAATGCTGATTGAAGTAAGCCCTTCCGTCTTTGTCTTGTAAAAATTGTCAATGAATGTCGATGGGTCGCCAGACTCCTGACTGATAACACCAGATAGTTTTGAACCTGTTGTTCCATTTGTAATGGTAATTGACATTCGGTTTGGTGCAGTTCTCTGTGCCGTGCCAGAAAGAACTTTTCCATTTCCATCAAATACCATCAAATCAACATTGGGAAGACTAATTTCATTTCCCGGAACAAAGGGAAACTGCAATTGCATCCCGTTCTGTGAATATGTGTCAACATTGAATGTCGTGACACCGGCAGAAATTGTTTTTTCGAAGTAAGAAACTACTGCGTAGTTTGCACTATCAATAGATGTCACTCCCGATCCTTCGGGAACTTGATACAGCAGGCAACTGTCCTTTTCCGCAACAAGACCAGATCCCGTAAGCGTAAACAGGTGCTTTGCGTTTGCAGAATTGTGCTGCATAAAAATTCTGGTAACATCGCCAAAATTTCCACCAGTCATGTTGATGTCATAGATCGAAAGATCGTATACGCTGCCTGAACTTGGCGCAACTGATCTAATTCTTGCAGTTCCAATCGATGAGCAAGACGATCCTGTGGAACCAGTTGACAAAATTACGATGGGGTTTTTCTCAAAGGATGCAGTCGATCCATAGGAGTCGCTGATTCCTGAAAAAATTACTTTAGCCCATGGGCCAGAGGAGCGGTTGAAATCTCTTGAAATCTGTCTTTCATGAGTTGCGCCTCTTGCACACGGTACATTGAGTTTTGTAACACCCTGAGTTTCAAACTCATAGCCAAAAACATATGCCTTGCCGGGAGAAAGTTCTGCCTTGAGAACCTGTGTTCCGTTTGCGGAAGTTGGCCCCTTCAAAGTAAGTTCAAAAGGAACTACTGTGTAATTTCCCGATTCATCGTATGTGCGACGAGCAAGAGTATCTTCAAGGGCAGCATAGTCAGGATATTTTTCTACTTTGACAATATCCCCATCAACAACACGCATGAATTCAATAAAGCCGACTCTTGAGAAGTTATCGACGGCGGATGTGTCGTTTGGGTCATACGATGTTTGAGTAATGCCCAAGTCTATGACAAATCTGTCAGACCCGGGTGCTGCATAGTTGTAGAATCCGAATGCAGGATCGTTGAGGCTTGAATCTTGATTTGCCGTGACAAAAAGTTTGTTTACTTGAAATCCTACTCTTGAACTCGGATTGTTATAGTCTCTGACTTGGAATCCAGGACTGCCGGTCAATTCATGCACACCAATTGACTGTGCATCATTCAAAACAAAATATCCCTCGACAAAACGAACTCCACGCCCAACAGACGCAACCAAAGCATCGCCAAGGAAGTATCCTGCTGGGCCAGTAACGGTTGCAGTCAATCCGACACCAGAACCAGCAGTCGCAGAAATCAAATCATTTGCTGCAAATCCAGAACCACCCTGAATATAATCAAAGAAAAGGACACTATTGTTTGCTTCCAAAGTTCCTGTAATACCCGATTCGGCATGAACCACTCTTGCACTTGCACGACCGGGAGCAGAAAGAATTGTGCCAATAAAATCTCTTGGATCAACCGTGCTTCCTGTGGTAATTTTTGCGTATTTTACACGATTTTCGCTAATTTGCCCATCAAGTACGATGCTTCCCTCTTCAAAGACATGGGAACCAAGTCGCTCAATTTGATTTTGCAGAATGGTTTGAATTTGCGTGAGTTCTCTTGCCTGAACTGCATATCCAGGACGGAACATCAAGCGAAGAAATTTCTTGTCCTCGCTAAAATCATCATAGTACGGGTCTACATTGAAAAGTTTTGAGTCGTATGATGGCATTTATTTTCCCACCTCATCAGAAATTGATGACGATTTTGATTTCTTCCTTTTGTTCCAAACCACGCTGAATGGGCTTCACATTCTGTATGTATAGAATATCTCCGGATCTATATTTAAGTTCTGCTTCATGAATTACATCAGTAACTTCCGCAGAACTTGTCAAGTTGGAGTCGATGTTGTATTCGACAAACATGCCCGTGACGAACTTTCCCTGTGTTCCTGTCAATCTAACCGTTCCTGTGGTTCCTGAAACGCTTGGCGACCAAGACATTACATAACCATTCGCTGCTGTATTTCCAAAACTAAAGGATTTGAAACTGTCTTCGACAAGTGATGAAGAATTGAAAAGATTGTTATTGTCATAGGCAAGAACCAAGGTCGTGGTTTGATCATATGTTTCCGTTGCACCAAGAACGACACTTTGGATGTCTACGATCTCTGCAATTCCGCTGAGTCCTTTGTACATGCCTGAATACATTGGATCGGTTTGACCCACCAATTCTTTCAGTTTGAATTCTCCTTGGGGATTCTCGACAAACAAGTATCCCGATTTATTCGTTCCCAGAGTTGGTTGCCACTTGTAAATTTCTCCCGATGCATGGCTTGCTGGCATGGATATTTTCCAATTTCCTATTCCGTGCAACAGGAAACCGTCCAAGAAGTCATTTTGATCGCTGCATCTGCAACTGTTTCCGCCCAAGAAAGACACATCCGTGGGTGTCACGGTGAGGCGAAGCAATTTTCTTGCATCATCTCCTGCAATTGTTTTTTCATTTACGCTAAAAATCTTCAATCCATTTACCGTTCCGCCCCATTCAAAATCACCACCACGAACATTTGTGAGAACCAACTCATTTGTTCCCGAATGTCCAGATACGCCATGAAGCCACGAAACAACTTTTCCTTGCGCCCCTTCATAAAAACCAGTCATGGTTTGTTGTGCAGTCAAACCGACTCCAAAAGAACCCGACACACCTGGCTCATAGAAACGAAGTCTGACTTGCTTCTCTTCCAACAAAGGATTCAGAATCAAACCAAACTGCCGATAATCATTTTCCGTGCTGATTTTTCCATTTTCAGTCTGTGAATATTCCTTGACAATCATTATTCCTGCTGCGCCAAGTTCTGTAATCGGATTGGAGCCGTGCCCACCTCTTGGAGACATGATTGGTTCTGCAAGATCATCAATCAATACTTTGCCTGTTGGGATGACCAAACCCTTGACATATTCCAATGATGCAAATGTATAGTTTTTTCCGCCGTCAACCAACTCTATGGAATCTATTGTCCGAACATTTTCAAAGAACTCGGAGCATGCAGTAACCCCATTCAATCTAAGAATGTCGGTTCCTGCGGTTGCTCCAAAACGAACAAATACTTCTGCTGCGGTTGCAAATGGATTTCCCGTATTTTGATATGCAGTACCATCACCAATTACTTTGATGTGTGGGACGATTGAGAATCTGCTCGGTTCTGCCCCACCAGAGATTGAAAGACTGAAGGGATTGTCCACATGTACAATTGCCGAGTTTCCGCCTGGTGTGGGGGTGAAGTCCGTTATTACTCTTCTTTGACCAAGACCGACTCCGCTGTCTACCGACAGAACCATGTCGGCATAATAATCCGGTTGCAAGAAAAGATATGGCGATGCAATCATTGCTGATGTTGCACCGGCAGTTATATCAGCAACAAATGTATTTTCTGAATTCGGAAATACACATTTGTCGGAAACAACAAATGGCTGAACTTCTGGATTTACCTTGATGAAGGCAATTTCACCATCCACGGCATCCTGCTGAACACGCCATTGAAGGATTCTTTCGTCGTTTTGGCGCAAGTATTCAACATTTTCCACCGGCATGTATCCAACGGAGTTTCCTCTCGTTTTTGTCAGGAATTTTCTCTTTGATTCCGGAATTTGATAAAGAAATTTCCATCGATAACCATCAGGAAGAGTTCTGATTCTTGATCCGGTGTGTGTTGGGGCGTGTGTGGATGCTGCACCATTGTTGTTGTCGATGCACTTGTATACTCTTTCCTCGTCAACCAACACATAGAAAGGGGATGGGGTCAGATCGTCAAAAAGGTCAACACTATCCCTGTAGGGAGTATAAATTCCGCCGGGTTTCCAATCATAACGGCGCACAACAATCGCAACATCTTCCCTGTCGATTCTCTTATGGGCAAATACACTACGCCAAAAATTGGTATCCTCCCTGACACTATCAATGCTTTGTGGTGGGAAATCCTCATTATCCCATGGAAGAATTTTTCCTATTGACAGGAAAAGATTGTTTTGATCCGTGTCTCCATAGATGTCAAGGAGAGCATCGGCGGCAATTCTTTTATGGTTTTGACGGAATGGATCGCAGGGCATTGCTTGATATTTATGTCGGTTTAGTCAACTTATCGTATGTCTGATGCATTAATGAACAGGGGTGACGGAGACTCGGGAGATACTGTTATGATAGGATTTCCCGGAGTAAGATTACATCCTGGAGTAAAATCAATTGCAATAGTTTCACTACAGAACATTTCGTAAACATATACAGTCGAACATCCAGTTGAAGGATCCGTGCATCGGCATTCTTTTCGCTTTATTGATTGTTTTGCTGCAACAACGCTTCTTGTTGGTATTCCCCACCAAGGAACTCTTGAATCCCATCCCGATCCATCGGGTCTTTCTTCATAGCATGGTTTGTCTCCATATTCCCTAACCCATTCGTCCGGACAAATTTGGAATGGGTCATCTCCCAATGTGTCCCATCCGGGTGGTTGAATTGATCTGAACTCTTGGTGAAGAGGAACAAATTCTTCCTTTGTTTCCTCTACGCCATTGCAGTTCTTGACCACAGTTATGGTCATTGAACATTCGCACAAGTATGCCGCTTTGTGCCAACCACACGGAACCGTTTCAGGAGTCCATTTCGGATTGAATGGTGGTGCGGGTCGGTATGGAATTATTTCGGGTCTAAAGAAGTCTGGTGGCAACAACAAACTCTTACAGCAACAAGAGTCTCTTGTGAATGGAACACACCCGCACTCTGGTGGTGAGACAGGGGTTGTTGGGTCTGAACCTTCTATTTCAATGTATTCGGTTCCCGTCAGTATTGGATCATCCGGAGTGTTTCTTGCAATGAATGGGCCGTCTGTTGAAGTACTTGCAACAGTAACAGGAACATTTATTGTGCCATTGCCAATCAGTTCCTTGATTGTGTTGAGTATTTCCGATCCTTTGCCTTTCGCAATTAGCACTCCTGCAATTGAGAATGGGGTGCCGTCAACAAAAATCGGGGTTTCAACCGAAATTTCATCAAAAATTGCCGGTCTTTGTCTTGGTGGAACAAATTCATAGCCAAATATGGAAATTGCCTGAGATCCAGGAATCAACTTCCCTGTCTTGTCATAGATTTCCACCCTTATTGTGTGTCTTCCGTCACGAACCGCTTTCAGAGAAACCCGCCTTCCATTGATGGGCAATGTTCCTACAAGGCGATTGTTGTGGTACACCCGAATTTCGACTGCACGATAGTACGGAAGACTCTCGGAGTTTTCGATGTCAAAAGTCACCGTATAGGTTCTGTAATAATCGTACTCGGATGGAGACAGACCATCTGGCACCTTTGGATTGTTCACGACCGCCCCAAAGATAGGATTTGTAATCCTTACCATTGGTACGGGAACATTTCCAAATGATTCGTCCTTGCAATCGAATTCCTGACCTTCAGGCATGTTGAAGAATGCCCGAGCAGTAATTTTTCTGAATTCGCTGTTCTCATCATATTCAAGCAATGCATACTTGAAGTCATATGGATTGCTCTGCATGCGACCCAATTCACATCCGTGCGGTGTTCTTACGCCCAAGCAAGGATTGTTTTCATTTGGATCATATATCGGGAACCCACCCGTGGTTGTTAGGGGCGGATCTCTGTAAATCGGCTCCCCTACGCCGCCACCATTGCCGCAATTGCATCCTTCGCAGCATGCAACAGGATCATAGTCGGGGCAATTTTCATTGCATGACACATATTGTGGGCAAGAAGTGTTGCATTCATTTCCCGGACATGTTGGATCACACGGGCCTTCGCACAAACACGGATCATATTGTTCACAATCGGGGTGACACACGCCATAGCCGGGACAATCGCTTTCACAGGGTTCCAAGCATCCCTCTGAACACGGGTTGGCAGCGCAACATGTAGCACCAGTTGCATCACAGTTGCACCAATCAAAATCGGGGCATGTTTGATTGCAGGGGTCTGCACAAACACATGGCTGATAGCATTCGCTCTCCTCATCGCACAGGCTATCTGGATCAAATGTTGGGCATGTAGGATGGCACGGGCCGTATCCAGGACAATCTGTTTCACAAGGATTGAAACATTGTCCCGCACATGGATTGGCTGTGCAACATGTCAAACCCGTGGGGTCGCAATTGCACCAGTCAAAATCAGGACATGTTTGATTGCAAGGATCAGGAGGAATTGGACAATCCGTGGCGCACGGATCGTACTCCGGACAATCTTGATTGCATTGCGGAGTATTGTTAGGGCAACTAGCCGTGCAAGGATCAAAATTTGGACAGTCTTCGTCACACTTGCAGCCTTCTTCGCATTTGCCGCCAACCTGATATCCCGGCATTCCTTGACAAGCACAACATGTTGCATCGTTGCAATCTCCACATGCTCTTCCGTAAAACTCATAAATTACTTGAGCAAGTTCTGGAAGGTATGTTTGCCATCCTGGTGGGCCTTCAAATCCACCACATTCGCAAGGATGACCACCAATTTCGTTATAGTTTCTGCAATACTGCCTTCTCATGCACTCTATGAGATCATCCGTCGTACAATATATGTTAAAAGTAGATGCCATTATTGCACATGTGTTATAGTAACACGCTGCTCTGTATATGCTGGCACCCTTACAGGATTCTTCGTAACATGCCTCGGGACATACCGCATCTATTGCACAATCAAGTCTTTTACAAGGTGTCAGTAGAGGTGAGGGGTTAGTTGCACAATTTTCCATACGACAGCCCCGTGCAAAAGAACCGTGGGTTTCATCACAAACACATACAGGACATGCACAGCAAGGCTCATTACAATCCTCTGCACAGGGACATGGATTTCCTCCACCATTATTGCTTGCCAAACACAATTCACAGTTAAATCCACTAGCAAGTCTTAGAGGATATCCAAAGATGTTCCATTCATCTATTTGTTCTTGTGATCTTTGCTCACGAATGTACTGCCATTCGTGCCATGGTGCATTGTTGTCGCCGTTCAGGAAATCATCGACCTGTGTTTTCCATATTTTTGCAATATGATATCCACGCTCAACCTTCTTGTTCGGATGGGTATAGATGATCCAGAAAGGATCAGCACCAGGAAAATCCTCTGTCTTCAATACTTCGACATAACTTGTTGCTCCCACAAATTCAATTTCGTTGGTGATTGGATTGCCGCTGATTGCATAACCCGACCCGATTCCCTGAATGTAAATGTTGTGTAGTTGTGGACTGTAACCCGGTGCTTCTGGGCCGTTTCCCCATCTTGTCAGGAACAAACCAAGATCATCGCCATTGATGTATCCGTCGAAGTTGTAATCGAATTGCTTGCAGCCTTCCCAACCCGTGGAACCCGATGTCTCGCCAAAACAGGAATTGAACTGCGTCAGCAATCCCTGATAGATGGCATCTGCCTTTTCGTAATTCGATATTCCTTGATCGAACCACAAAGACAAGTCATCGAATGTATTGAATGTATATGGTGCATAGTGACCGATGAGAGGAACTTCATATGACATCAGAGCGGAAGCATTGTCCAAATCTGCTTCTGCACATCTCTTGATCAAAACGCTACCGAACATTGCGGTGCCTACAGGATGGACAAGTCTTCGAATCACCTCACGGTAGCGGTCAATGACAATTTCACTCTTCAGGACATATGACCAATTCTGAAAGTAATGATTGTCCTGAAGGACTTTGTTCGTACTCAATCTGCCGTCGTTGTTCGAATAATATCCTGCCGATTGACACAGAGATCCTACGACTGCTTCTCCAGAGAAACCCGAACCTTTTACACTTTCTATCTGAATTTCGATGTCGGGAATCTCATAGTTGATTCCAAAATCATCAACGCTGATTTTTCTGATTCCACCAACGGAATCAACTTCCGTTACCGTGCCAATGGCTTGCTGTCCGGCATCCTGTGGAATGAATCTAACCCTGTCGCCAATTTGATAGTCTGTTCCACCAGAGTTTATTGTGACGGAAGAAACCACTCCATAAACTCTTGTTTCATGGAACTTTTCTCCACCATCTTCAAAATCAATTCCAAGATTGCCAACACGGAATGTGCCGTTTCTGCCCGTAATCTCCAACTCTGCAACGGGAAAGTTTCCGATTTGGAATGTATTAACACTTATTACTTTTGCGGTAGCAACGATAGAACCATTGGAATCAGTCTGTATGACATTGTTTCCTGCTACACGATATATCGAATCTCCCAAGGTATTGGATACACGAATGTAGTTGTTTTGTGTCCATCTGCCTGATGAAAGACGAAGAACATCTACCTTTGGGTAATAAAACTCTACTGCTGTGTCGTACAATATGCGGAACAAAAATTCATAGGACTTTTCCGTTCCTTTTGCAAGATAGAATTGCTTGATGTTTTTGACAAGACGCTTCGGATCAACCGGAAAATTTGTTTCAGGATTTATTGCAAGGGACTCGGGAAAGTTCAGAAGATATTCGCTCTTGAATCTATTGACAAATTGATCCAGAGTCGTATCGATATCCGCAACCGATCCCAAGTCCATTGGGGAAAGGAGCAGTCCGCTATCTCTTCGAATTCCCAACCACTCGTAATATGCAGACAAGAAAGAAACAAGTGTCGGGTGATCGACTCTTACGAATTCAGGAAGACGATCTGGTACAAAATTTGAGAGTTGACGGTTCTCATCAATGTTCATTGTGTCTCTTCAATTCATCGTGGGAAAGATGCATCACTTGCATTTCTCGCAATTTTTGTTTTTTCTGAAATGGCTGAAATCTCGGTCGTAGCATCATCGAAAAGAATAATTTGATTTCTTCTCGAAAAAATATCACTATCCTTTGGAGATACCGTGATTCTCAATTCGGTCTGACCTTGACCCAAATATTCGGGGGAAAAATTACGCAAAAAGACAACGCCCGTTTGGTAATTGATTGTTCCGACTTTTTTCGCAATCACTACTTTGCTGTTTGCAACTTGCTTGTAAATTTGAACATTCCCATATCCATCATCTTCCAAATAAGAATCGACCAAAGGCTTGATTCTTGCCCTTGATGTTGCATCACGGTATCCAAAAACCGTGCTGCTCAATATTGGGGTATATCCATCAATTGGGTGGAGAAGGGGATTGTCAAAGTTTATTGTGTAAGGAACTGGTCTTCCAAGGGTTGGTTCAATGTTCTTGGTTAAAAATATCGATGTCTGGTTTGAGTAAATCGCAGGAGAGATGTTGTCGATGAACTTTGTAAAGTTTGACAATCTGAAATTTCTTTCAAAGAAACCAAGATATACACTCCCATAGGTTCTTACCATTGCCAAAACTCTGTTGGCAACACCTTCACTAGACAAGGTTGTTGCAGATTCATTGTAGTAAACAGTTACCTTGGGGCTGATGAACAGCAAATCGGGATCAACAACCTCTGGCGTAATTGTTACTAGATTCTTTTCTCCGAGTATTGTTTTTTCGATTGCCTGTTTTTCAGAAGCGGAAAGTCGATTGCCGATCTTTGGCTTGATGCTGATGAACAACTTCCCATATTGGGGCGGATCATTTTCTTCCCCACCCCATATGAAAAAGGTATCTGCTCTGTCAGAATAATCTCGCCCGAGCAATGCCTTGTAATCATCCACCGTGACTGCACGATCCTGTGCCTGATAGTTTCTTGGGGCATAGTATCTGATCGACTCTATGCCTTCTTCTTCCATTCCGCCAAAAGATGTCCCCACCTTCCCATTGGCATCCGTTTTTATTCTTACCTCATCGACCCGAATATCCGAAGATGTAATTGATCTTTTTGCTTCAGTTTCATCAAAACCAATTCCATTTCCAAGAGAACCGTTTGTAACCAAATAACGAATGGAAACCATGTTCCCATTTTCTATCTGTTTTCCGAGTATTCCGTCACCGAAGTAAATTTCCCATCGGTTTTCCTTACTCATCTGAACAAAGAAAACAAGACTGTTTGAATCCAATTTGTTGATGTCAGTCGCTTTTGACCATATGTCGTTTTCGCCGCTGGTGTCGGTCTGTGACTTTTGCACCCGAACTTCCAAAGTATCAATGTCGATGTTTCTATCAGGAATGGTAAATCTTGCCTCTATTCCGCCCTGTGTATTTGCCACATAAGAAACATCTTTCAAAGATCCCTGATGAAGAACCACATTCTGTGCGATGTTCTCACCATTTCTTCTGACTGCCTTGAAAGTGTTCAATGCTACGAAATTTACGCTATTCCCATCAATATCCTTTGCCTTGAAAACCGAGGAATATGGAATAAATTCTTTGCCCTGTATTACCCGCTGATTGATCGACTCTCCTTCGTTCAGGATCACATCGACCACAAGTTGTGCTGCCTTCATTGATCTTGGCGTATAGTTCAGGTGTTTTGCCAGCGAGACAACGGAGTCCCTTGCAACTGCCGAATCAATAAATGTTTCGTTTGCCACCATGTTTGCATAATATGCCTGATAGTGTGTGTTGTATGCAAGAAGATCGAGCAAAATTGAGAGCGTAGACCCTTCAAAATCATAATCCTTGAATTGCTCCTGACCACGAAGAAAATCACGGAAATTTGTCTTTATTTCATCGAAGTTGAGAGAATTGATTGGTGTATACGACTGATTTTTCATCTGATCCTCTTCATGGCTACTGTTGTTGCAAAGACATTCTTTACATTCTTGATCGTGAACCTAATAGTGATTCTTACCTCGTTTCTGTCAATCACATCAGCAAGATCAATCATCGCAGCATCAACTCTCGGCTCATATTTTTTGATGATTTCTGAAATTCTTGTTTTCAATTCCATGATCGTCACGGGGTCGGTCAATTCAAACAAAAGACTACGAATCCCCGAGTTGATTTCTGGATGAAATGGTTTTTCGTTGGGCCCAAAAAGAATCAAATTTCTCAAAGCCCTTTTGATTGCTTCCTCGCCACGCCGAACTGCTACATCCCCAGACAAAGGATTTCTGTCAAAGTTGATGTCCAAATCAAGAGAGTTGTTTGTGATATTTGCCATGTTTAGCGTAATGCAAGTTCCAATTCTATGTAGTCTCTGGATTGAACAAAATTTCTGCCAAATGCAAGGTCTGCGGTGGGAATCTTATCTTTTTCGAACCACTCAAGTTCCACAAAACCAATGTAAAGGTCTTGCTTCATGATTGGCAATATCGCATAGGCTTCGATGCCGTTTGATTTGTTGTAAGAGCGAAAGTATCCCTCACCCATCTCATCAGTAATATTGATCTCTGGACTGTTCTTACGCATGTCTTCGATCAAATCCCAGAACATGGTGACAAGGATGTTCTGTAGGTTGGAGCCGTCATAGGGAACGCCCCGTTCGCAGGACTCATGGGTGATGC